TGGGTTAAATGCACCATCCTTGGGTTAAATGCACCATCCTTGGGTTAAATGCACCATCCTTGGGTTATTTAAACCCACAAAGCGATTTTATTACATAACCAAAATATGTAATAAAAATAAAAGGAATTAAAATACAAATGACAAAGACGTATGTTTCTCTCACTTGTCTACCTTCCCGCATTCAAAACATGGCGCCATTCTTAGACTCCATCATGAACCAGTCGGTGTTGCCGGATGCCGTCTATATTCATTACCCCAAGACGTGTTTGCGATTAGGCAATCAACCCTATCCCGTCGACCAGCTCTTGTCCATTGTCGAAAAGTACCCGATAGTGCGTTTGAATCCGTCGCATGATTATGGGCCCATTACCAAGATATATCCCATGACACGTATCCCCGACATTCTGCCCAACGACGAAATCATTGTCTTGGACGACGATCATGTATATAACCCCCATCTCTTTCGCGAATTGATTCAGGATTTTCGCGCGTCAGGATCCAAACACTGTATTGGAGTGTCCGGCATTCTTTACCCGACAGGGAAAGACTCACCCTATTATGCAAGTCGTCCGGGTAACCCCACACACTGTTTGGAAGCGGCGTTCAGTTACATCGTGAAACGCGCCTTTTTCAAGGACGATTTGAACGATTGGGTACAAGAACAACCGTCTTGGGAAAAAATCGAAACGAATCGATGGAAAAACGCATTCTTGTCCGACGACTATGTGTTAGCCCGGTATTTTGAAACCCACGGGATCGAAAAACGTGTCTTGTCTGCCAATCCGTTTGTCCATAAACGCACGTGTTTTCTCTCGAATTATGAATGCATTGAGTCGGACAGCTTATGTAGTTTGGAACATAACCTGAACAAATATTTGAAGGCAGAGATTGAACTGCTCATGAAAAAACTGGTTACAAAACGTGATCCTTTGCAAGGAACGAAACGCCCCACTCTGGTTTCTGCGTAGTGAGATCGATAATGCGGAACTCGAGTTCCTCCGTTTCGTTCAATACCACATACGCCATGTACTCGTAGTTCGCCGCCTTGGTTTCTGGATCATCGATCCGATCTCCAAAAAAAGCCCGCAAAATATCTTCGTCTCTCCATCCCTTGCATTCGATCGACCGGTAAGACATGATAAACGCAAACGCGGTTCGAATGGATTCAAGCAGTTCCTCATTTTCTTCGCTAGTATCGAGAGATTCAATCATATCTCTCGTCAGGGGGATATATTTATGCGTCAGCATACGATAGATGGATATTTCGTTCATGAGCGTCGAATAGAGATCGCGCTTTTCCATGGCATACACTTTTCTTTTCTCCAGTTCGTCGAGATCCATTGTCTTACCCATGAAACGACGACTCCTTTTATGCCTATTTCCAGACATCTATCGAACCGTAGAAAAAACAGTATAAAGCGCTACACGATATAGGAGTAAAGATGTCGACACCCGAAGAACCCCCAATTGTGCAAGAGATACGCCGTTATGTGGCCATTCATAAACCCCGTCTAGCCATTCTCACCCCCTGTTATGGGAGTCAATGTTTTGTCAGTTATGTCACTTGTCTCATTAACACAATGAACACGCTCTCTCAATTTGGCATCCCCGTCAAGGTCGAGTTTTGCCGAAACGACAGTCTTGTCTCCCGCGCAAGAAACAATTTGATTGCAAAAGCCATGCACGACGAAACCGTGACGCATATGCTCTTTATCGACAATGATATTACATGGAGTCCGTTTGACGTGTTGAAATTGATTTTGGCGGACAAACCTCTCGTCGGAGGCGTGTATCCCATCAAGCATTATGAATGGAACCGTGTTTTGCCGGGCGAAGAGAACAAGAACGTCTTGAATGCATGGATCGAGAAGAAACGCGCGTCCGCCGTCAACGACAGTATTAGCGACGAGGATTATGTACAACACCGCATGTTACGCTATAACATCAACCATTATGGTCCCCAGATGGAAGTCCGGAACAATTTGGCGCGTGTGAAGCATTTGGCGACGGGCTTCATGATGTTGAAGCGAGAGATTATTGAGAAAATGTCCAAGGGATTTCCTTCGACGAAATACGTGGACGACGTCGGCTTTTTAGCTGGCGACGAAAACAAGTGGGCCTATGCGCTCTTTGATTGTGGTGTGGAAGACGGACACTATTGCTCGGAAGATTGGCTCTTTTGCAACCGCTGGACGAAAATGAAGGGAGAGGTGTGGATCGATGTGAGCATCAATTTGACCCATACCGGAATCGAGGATTTCAAGGGATCTTTTTTAGCGACCTTGATGTAATCAAGGTCCTTTTTTGGCCTCTTATAAAAATATATGTGTTTTCTCAAGACATATATTTTACCACATTATAATCCACCTGCAATGACTGGAAAAATAAACCCATCTTCGTACAGCAATTCTTGCAATTGTTCTACCTGGTAGGGATTTAATTGAAAAGGGATCGAATCAATCACCCGTTTTATCTCTTCGCGATTCTTCCTAGCAAACTCGTCCAAATCAAACATACTACGTACCTTTTCTAGTTTCTCTCGATCCGACACGCAATGGGTGTTGGCGCATATCCAATCGACAAACCCAGCGTCTTCCGTGTCCCAATGATAGGCAATCCGTCTATATTCCGTGAACCAGTGTACAATCTCGCAGAGAGACGTTTCGTCTCGTAGGTTGTAATCCGTCCCCGACAAAATGGCAATGTCGCGAAACGTGTCTTGGGTCATATCGAGGTCCGCCAAAATACGCGCCGTATCATAAAAGACGACATCGTGCCGCATCAAACTCATGTGTCGAAGCACGCGGGGGCATCCATAGAGAAACATGTCCATATCGTCGCTCAAACATGCCCACGCATAATTGTGTTTCACCAAATAGGCGCACAATTGGTCCGATTCCCCGCCGGCCTCGAAATACGTGACTCCATAGACACGCATCATGTTTTTCGCATCTTGTATGTCCGTTTCCGTCACACGCACGAATTGTTTCTTTAGCGCATCCAATTCCAAAGGGTCCGCCTCGCCCCCCTCTTTCAATTCGTGGTATCTCTCTTCTGCCGCCATTTTCTCTAAGCGCCGGCGAAGAAGAAGTTCCCGTTTTTCCGCCGGAGGTTTCCCGTCGAAAATGAAAACGGGGGTTATTTGATAATTCCGAAATACGGAAATCATTAGATAAAAGTTCTCCAAGATGGCGTCCCGTTCCGCGAATTTATACAAATAAATACTCGTGTCAATCACAATCACCTTGTTGACCAAAAATTGGAGGTCTAGTTTCCGAATCGCACGCGTCGTGCAATTGTCAATGAAAAATTTGTTTAAATGCTTGATACCCATATCGATGATTACAATCCGACTGATTCGTGCTTTGTCTTATATAGACCGAGATGTTTTTATACGCCTTTCCCTATATTTTTACGCCAAACGAAAAACCCGTTTCTATACTATACCGATATGCCGTATACCCATCTACAAATATTAGGACCTTTCAATACCGGTACGAACTTGGCGGACAAATTGCTGAATCGACGCATTCACTCGCCTTCGGGAGGAAGCACGCATATTTGGAAACACTCCATACTCTTGTCAGAAGTGGAAAGTACGATTCAAGATAATCCCGAGACGCTCTTTGTCGTCTGCTATCGTCCTCTGTTTCACTGGGTGAAAAGCATGGAGAAAATGTCGTATGAGTTGATCTGGGACAATCGGATCGATACGCCGGTGAAACTCCGCGGGTGTTCTTTTCCGAACATTGTGGAACTCTATCGACATTATTATACCATGTATCAATCTCTCATTTTGCGATACAAAAACGTCATCTGGATCGAATATTATAGAGTATGCGATAAAGCGACGTCGTACAATTACATGAAGTCGAAACTGGATCCGTTTAATGTCTCCTTAATCAGTCAGTCTGAATATGCAACGCGGCTAAATGTCAAGTCGAAGACTGGGTATTCGGTAAAGTCGTCGAGAGAAGCCATGGAGAAAAAAAAGCATTTGGATTCGATCAAGCCGTCCACGTTTCCGGTAGTGCAAGAGGTGATTGACTTTTTCGAAGAATCCAATCGAATAGAGATAAACCCTAATAAACGAGAGATGGTATAGTATATAAAAATGTCGGCACCCGCAGAAATCATGAAACAATTTGAGGAAAAGACGGAAAAACGTACCATCGAACTCGTCCAAAAGGGGTCTAACGATATAGGGAAAGACGTGATTCAAATCATGCAAGATTGCAACCGAGAGTTTGAGAAGAAAGTCGGGCGTCCCATCACGTATTCCGAGATGCGGGCATTGTATGGATAACACCCGGTTATTGCCATTCTACCACCGGTTATTGCCATTCTACCACCGGTTATTGCCATTCTACCACCGGTTATTGCCATTCTACCACCGGTTATTGCCATTCTACCAGTGACATGCGCATCGTTCGACGAAGAGATACCGGTACATCCGACCATGTATATCGGAACGCCGCTTGAAACCCCGTATCCATACAACACTCCTCCACCAGGTTCACATAATCATCCATCTTCTCTCGACGAAAGACTAGACCTTCATTGGAAACCAGACACCATTCTAAGAACCGGTTCACGTTCCACATCAGCGCCGATTTCAACACGTAATAAGAGAACGCGCTCGTTTTCTCTTGATACACCTCTTTTTTATCAAACAAATCGGCATACGTGATGCCTGCATGTCGCAATACTTTTTTCGCCTGGAATACCGAATACACTCTCTCGTATTGCAAGAGAGAATGATACGCACCATTTCGAACCGTCGACCGGTGTCTACGTTTCGAAAAAAAGAGGAGATTGATAATCTCGGCCCACATTTCGCAATACGTCTCGTACAAACGCACATCCGTCTCTCGTTTCAACGCGGGGAAAAGCGAGAGAATACGCCGATCTGCTGACGACGAATCCATCCCGGAAAAATCCAGACCGAGACAATGGAACGATTCGTGAATCAATACTTTCAGCCATTCTTCGCGACGATAGACATAGATATCATTCTCCGGCAAACACGACCAAGTAAAGGCCGTGTTTGCATGCACGGAATCCAACACAACGCCCGGTACAAGATGTTTCTGGTGGTCCGTGAAAAAGAGATGGAGATTGAGTACTTTGGCGCAATCGGTGGGGGAAAGAGGTAAGATGAACCGGAACCACTGTTCGATCCTTGCCAAGACTCGTTTTCTAGATGCTTCGCTCAACCTCCGACTTCGCCAAAAAAGATGAACCTGTCTCTCGCCAATCTGCAAGACATATTCTCGGTGTTCTTGTAACTGCTCAATTTCACTGTGAATGGGCTCGGGAATATGTTCCATGTCTTCCGTGTCGCGGCAATGATACGAGAGGAGTTGGAATCCGGGGTCTTGGGAACGGCGTAGTATACCCGACTGGATTTGTTTTAGGATGGTTTTTGCCGGATTCGAGAGGCGAAGCGGGGGAATCGCCGAGGAGTGAAAATATCGTTTATGTGTTTGTGAAAGAGGAGTAAATTTCATCTTAGCATAAATAGAGAAAAGTATATATAGAAACGGGTCATGTTTGCGACCTCCGTATACAGAAAAAACCCCACTAGTGCTTTCTCTGGAAACAGGGATTCTGGGAATGGGTATATTGTTAAATACATACAAGTGTTGAGAGACAATCCGGAAGTAGGTCTGGTGGCCAATTTAGCAAAATACGTGAAAACGCTACAAGCCCTCATGACTGCCTATGAAACGGGGCAGTATCAACTGGTGGCCAATTTATTGACCTTGCCCGTGTACAATCAAATGTCGGTGGATTTGGCCAGATTGGCCGCCAACCCGCTCCTGTATCCAAACTACGAAACCTTGCGTGTCGCCATTACATCTACATTGACGGGTCTTTATTTGGCCGTCGTACAATACGGAAACTTGGTGAATGCAGAAATACAATTGACGAGCGCCGAAGACTGCTGTTCCATTTTAAGTGACGCGACGCGATTACAAGACTACATCAATAAAATGCACAAGACACGTAACATCTTACCTGCACAGAAAATGGTGGCGCCCAGAGCATCGATTCGCGCCGAATACGCGGAATACATCAAATTATACGGGTTTCCAACGGGTGGTGCTTGGAACATGGACAAACTGGCACCTTTGGTGCAAAAATACGGATCGGCCGAACAAGCCCCCATCATCATTCCCAATTAATTGGTCTTGCGTAGTTATACATTTGTAATGAAAATATTACAACTGTATATATTGTACTATCTCGCATGGATATGCTCACGAAAGCGGGAAATCCGACAGAACGTAAAGTAGTAAGAAAAGGCATTTGTATCGATTCTCTCTTTCGAAAAAACTATACAAGTACGTCGTCTTCCGATTTCATATATACGCTGCCCGAGCCCATTAACAAAGTAACGTCGATGCGAATCAGTTCCATTGAAATCCCCTATGTCTGGTATTCGTTTAACGACACGGACGATTCCAATGTGTTCACCATCAATATTTACAACTGCCCCACCCCGATCGACGTAGATGGCACATATCCCGCCTTCATACAAAACGTGATTCGTATACCGCCGGGCAATTACCAATCCGATTTGCTCGTTACCGCCGTCAATAATATGTTTTCCAATATTCGAAATGGCCTAGAATTCCTGTTTTTCTACGTTGACAATTTGAATACAAAAACCTCGTTTCGGTCCAAACACACTGGCGACGATACAAGCAATGCATTTACCGAAGCGGCGTTGCCTGATAACTTTTATTTCGAGGTCGATTTCCGCCCCCCGAGCGACCCAACACGACCCCTCTATTATAACGCTGGATGGATGATGGGGTTTCGCGAACCCTTTTACAGAGTGTCGAAACTAGACGTGCCTTTTGTCGACAATTACAACTATTCGTTCATTGAGTACGCACATCATTGGCATCTACGAAGCGAGTCGAGTTACGGCAGTAGTCTGTATAACTACCTCTTTCTCGAAATTGACGATTTTAACAAAAACTATTCGACCAACAATTATTACTCGCCGACCGGAAACCAGAATTACTTGGGGAACAACATCATGGCAAGGCTTTGTCTCACGAGTGGTATCAACACGGTCATGACAAACAATCCATCCGATCTCACATTTAAAGTGCGCGAGTATTTTGGGCCCGTGAAATTGGAGAAACTGCGGATCCGCCTCTTGAATCGGTTCGGAACCCCCGTCAACATGACGAACAACGACTATTCTTTTTTAATTGAGATTGACCAAATTTATTCCACCTAAGTTAGGTGCGAAAATAGTGGCCAATTTTTTCATTCTCTCATTCTGGGCAAAACGTGCAGTGGCGTAAGACACAAAACTCAGAAGCGTATCACAGCAATCACAGTTATATTTTTTGTGAAATTAGTAATGTATTAAGTCTATATAAGATGGCTTCTCCTTCTTACCCCCCTATCAACTTTGTGCTCAATGCACTCTCCAACACGATCACCTTGGACATCAGTGGTACTCTTGCCACTGAAATGGCCGAGGATCTCAGTGTCAACGCCATTGCTGTCTTCGAAATCTTGGATACGGAAGTCCAAAGCGTCTTCCAGTTCCAGACGGATTCCTACAAGATCAGTGATATCTACTCCAACGATATCAAGTATTTCGTCTTTGACTCCAGCATGTCCGAATTCAACCCTGCTGACGCCATGATGGACTACTCGTCCAACGAATATAGTTCTTCTGGCGCTATTGCCACGGAGCAAGTTTCCAATGACGCTCCCATCCCCAGCAATAAAATGCTCGTCTGCCACGACTACATTCGCTACTTGGCATTGAAGCTCTTTGGTACCCACCACGGCACGGATCTTTTCAACAACCAGATTGAATTGATTGAGGATATTCGCAGCCTTTGCGGTTCGGATGTTGCTGGCGCTGTCTGGTACAATGTATCCCAGGCCTTGCAGGCCGTCGGTGTCAACAACGCCAACTTGAACCAGACCTTTAAAGGCTTAAACTACGCCGACACTGACTTGAGTGGCAACTCCAACATCTCCCGCGAGCTCATGCTCCAGATCGGTCAATATGCCCCGGATCGTTTCGCCACCTTAACGGATGACTCTGATGATATCCAGCCCGTTCCTTTGATTGCCGGTGATAGCATCAGCTTCACCCTCACCATCAACGCTGCTGAGGGCCAGGAAAACTTGACGGGTGTTGCCCCCATTGCACCCAGAGTGTACAAAATCCAGTTCGTGGTCGTTTCTGGTTCTACCAACAACACGACTGAGGCCGCGGATGAAGAACTCCCGTACGTGGACGCCCCTCCTACCCCTTACGTTTAAGCAACGTACATTGATTGATATCTATACGTGGAATATATATCAATTACCGGGTTTCAATTACCCTAGTTTGGCGCGTGTCTTCATCAACATGTTATCCGGATCCAGCCGGTTTTCATGGAGGTTTTTATGCAACAACAAGGCGCGACGCGTCAGCTGCAAGACCCTCTTCAACTCTTCGTTCGCCGTGAACTTGACCTCTAAGGCTTTCTCTCGATGTTCCCCCTCTTCATAATCCAAATCGGGAATGATTTTCTTTTGTCCCTTCAATCCACGGAACGATTTCGCTATTTTGGGGTCGGAAGACAGACCGGGTACTTCGTTGGAAACCGAGTCGAGAGAAAACATGTCGTAAATCTGGGGGTGGGTTTTCTTGTACTTGGCGGCTTGCACATAATGCTCGACCGACGCCCATTTCTTCTTGTCGAGAAAGAGGGGCGCGGCCCATTCGTCGTCCAGCTTTTTCCGCCAATCGATTTGCGCCTTGGAGCCGAGAATGGCATAATCCGCCGTCTTTTCCGGCGGTATTTTCTCTCCATCGCCCTTGCCAGGTTTGATGGACTTGTCCGACCTGGCGTAAAAGACAAATACCGTATCTGTGTCAAAGAGATCGCCCGCCCCTGGGCTCTCCACATAATCGTCCGGTACCCCCTCGTCCGCATCCATCCCGAATTTCGTCTTAAAGTTCCGGAAATCTTGAATGATATAAAACGCGCCCGAGGTTTTCGAGAGACACTTGTTTAATACCAAGACCTTGACATCATAGGGAACGTCTTTGAATCGGAAAATCTTTCTCCGATTGTAAGAGATGAGTCGGTAATGATTTCCGGTATACGAGGTCAAAATGTAGTAATCGGGCTGGAACTGCTGGCGTTCTTGCAAGACCTTGTTCACTTCCCCGCATTGAATGACACCGTCGAGGTCTTCTCCCTGGAAAGCGGGCTCGCCGAAAATAATGTATTTGATGTTGAGCAGGCGCTCGAGAGTAGAAACGGTCCATGCGTCCGCCCAGAAATCGGACGTTTTTATATAGTCGCGCATCTTCTCTAGGGTATCGACGCGTTTGATATACCCCACATACTCTTGCTGCAGACCTTCCGTCTCCGTCTTTTTCTTTTTGAGAGCTTCGTATTGGGTCTGTAATACGGTGGCTTGTTGGAGAAGCTGTTTCGTATCGGCGGCGCTGCTGCCGGATTGGACACGCTTCTTGTATTCGTTCGCCGTGTGTTTTATTTGCGCCATCTCTTTTTCCGTTTGCACAATCTCGTCTTGGAACCCGAGGTAGACGGAGCGGTGTTCTTGATAAATGGTGTCGGTCATTTCTTCGGCAACGAGAGCGCGTAATTGGTCGACGGTGGTTTTCTTGCCTATTTGGGCAAAAGCATCTCTCGTCACGGCGAAAAAACAGTCGCCATTCCCCTCGTTTTCGTGAATCCGATAATGGTTGTTTTTCATGTATTTCTCGATCCATGTATTGCGCGCCGACTCCTTGTATTCGGCCTTTTTCTTCGCGGCATCCGCTTCCGTCTCTTCCGGGGCGGAATCGTCTAGGTCGTCTTCGGCTACACCCTCTTCGAAAATGGAAGAGGCCGCCAGAACTACCTGGGTCTTGGGAGATTTCATTTTGAGAGATAGATGATCTTCTTGGTCTTTCTCCAAGATGGGCTCAATGGCCTCTGGCTCTGGCAAGGTTTCGGGAACTTGAAAGAGCGCAGGGTCAGCGTTCAAGGATTGGATAAACTTCCGGGTGGCAAAAGAATAGAGAATTGGAGGCGAGAGACGGTCGGCAAAGAGTTTGCCCTTTTTGTAAATCGAGAGGAGTTTGGAAGATTCCACTTCAAAGACACCTATTTGGGCGCGCACGCGCTGTTTCGAAACGGCGTAGATGGGGAAAAAGACGACGTTTTTCGGGCTATAGACGTATTTTGGCTTCCCTAGGGCGACGGAAATGGTCTCGGTATCCTTTTGGTCGGAGTCTTCGTTCGCAAAGACCAAGTCTAGCTCGTATACGGTGGAGGCGTAGCCGACATCTTCGTCGTCAATGGTGGGGGTATCCTTGTACTTGATTTCGGGGTTTAACTGGGAAATCGTAGTCATGATATCTCTTGAAATATAGAAAATCGAGAGATATATGTTTATGTCTTTTTATTCCTTTGCCGATATTACGTTTTCTTCCCAATATGCCGGCGATTCACTACCGTCCCGGGCATCGTACTCAACGTCCCCGGCTCATAATATACACGAGCATTATCGGTAAACAAGGGTTGTGTTTGACGGCCGTTGAGAGAAATAAGACGAAAAGGTGTCTTTCCAATATCCGTCGAGGAAGGAGGGGCAGCGCCAATATTACGTCCAAACATATACGTTACGCAGACAAAAAAAGAAAACACCCATTTTTACACCTTACAACAATTCGACCAAATCCATCATTTTGAACGCGGCGCGGTTCGACCAACTTACATGTGTTTTTCCCTTGGTCTTTGCCAAAGTACGTACCTTTTCCAAGACGGCGTTTATGTCCAATTCGCCCCGGGTTTGTCCAATCAGAATAAACATATTCTCCACAATCTCTTCCACCTCTTTCGTCTTGTCCGGTTCCACCATCCATTGATGAATACAGGCCAAATTGTCCTCCACCAGACGAAAGACCTTCTCCTTTTCAATCAGTCCCCTCTTCAAACAATTGACCAGAAACGTGGTGGTGGCTTTCCGCATATCACATACTTTCGTATAGGCGCAATACCCGTCGTAATCAACATCGGGATCCACATAGGAAATGGCGCCCACATTCTGGCTAAACAACGCCACGAAATCGGCCAAGAGGTCGCGAAAGACTTCATACTTGTTCGACAATTCGGCGTACAATTTCGCATAAATCTCGGAATAAAACTTGTTGGTGCTGGCAATATCGAAAATGGCTTTCGAAATACGGCTCGTCTCCTCGGACTTAATTTCCTCCGATTCAAAATACAGATCCAAAATGGCCAAAAGTGCGTCTTTCTGTTTTTCGTAATTTGCCGTCGACATTTTGTTCAAGACCACACGCAAATCGTTGACGGTCTTTTCAATGCCCACTTTGACCTCGATCTTGGTCGCCTTGAACGACCTAACCGCCTCCCAATCCTCCTCTTTTTTATTGTGCTTGTTGTTCGGATGCCCTTTGCCGCCTCGATAAGAAGGCGCTTTGCGATGATTCGGCCGGACTTCCTGGACGACAGCAGCGGGTCCTTCCGCCACAATATCCAACTGCGATTCTAGATGGACGAGCAAATCCGTCAATTCTTTGGGCAACAACGCGGCCTCGGACTTGAACAGAATCGATTGGAAATCGTCGAGGGTATACATTCGGCCAATTACTTCAGTCATGGTTTATCAAGAAATGCGGTGGCAGGTTTAAATCGTTTCACAAAAGAGATGATTATTATTTTTTAGAAAACACATATAAAACTATCTTTGCAGTCCATCTTATTAAGCTAGTTATATTTCAATTTTACAAGTAGAATGGAAAATATAAATAACGAACCCGAAGTGAAAACATGGGACGATTTAGGTCTCCCCGACGGAATCTTGCGTTCCGTTTACAATTATGGGTTTGAAAGCCCCAGTGAAATCCAAAAGAAGGCGATTCCCCCCATGTTGGCCAAGTCTGACGTGATTGCCCAAGCCCAATCGGGTACGGGGAAAACGGGGGCGTTCGTACTGGGAGCGTTATCGCAAATCGACCTCTCGCAATCCACCACCCAGGTGGTTATTTTAGCCCCCACCCACGAATTGGTGAGCCAAATACACACCGTCATTCAGAAATTGTCGGCATTCTTAACGGGCTTGGTCGCGCGTATTGTGGTCGGGGGTACTTCCATTAGCGACGACATTCGATCCTTCAAGACGGAGGTGCCGCATATTGTGGTGGGATGCACGGGGCGTATGTTTGACATGATGAAACGCGGTGCTATTGGAACGCGCCATATCAAGCTGTGTATTTTGGACGAGGCGGACGAGATGTTGTCGTTCGGGTTCAAGGAGCAAATGTACAATATTTTTCAGTTGCTTCCGTTGAATGTCCAAGTGGCGCTCTTTAGTGCGACCATGCCGGAACCCATCATGAAAATAACGGAAAAATTCATGCGCGACCCGGTGCGTATCATGATGGCACCCGAAGAGTTGAATTTGGAGGGAATCCAGCAATATTATGTGGCCATGTACAATGATAGTGCGAAATGCGACCGATTAAAACAATTGTTTCAAAGTCTTACTGCGTCCCAGACCATCATTTATGCGAACAATGTGACCCGTGTCGTGGATTTGTATCAGGCCATGCAGGAGGACGGATTTTCCGTCTGTTGTTTGCATAGCAACATGTCGAAGCAAGAGAGAAAAGACGTGATTGGGCAATTCCGATCGGGAACGTATCGTGTATTGATTTCGTCCAACATTACGGCGCGAGGAATCGATGTGCAGCAGGTAAACACGGTCATTAATTTCGACATTCCGAAATCGCCAGAGACGTATTTGCATCGTATTGGACGTAGCGGTAGGTGGGGGAGGAAAGGTGTTGCGATTAATTTTGTCACAAAACACGATGTCGTGTTTATGAAAGACATTGAAAAATATTATCGGATTAATATTGAAGAACTCCCCGAGAATTTCTAAGTCGGAATTGTGGTACTCGGTATTCAGCCGAATGCCTTGCTAAAGTCGGCATAAGGCTTTCAGCCGAATGCCTTGCTAAAGTCGGCATAAGGCTTTCAGCCGAATGCCTTGCTAAAGTCGGCATAAGGCTTTCAGCCGAATGCCTTACTAAAGTCGGCATAAGGCTTTCAGCCGAATGCCTTATTGCGTTGCCATTTCCCATTTCATTATGTGTAGGATTTGTATTATACACATCATGTCCATGATTGATACCGTATCCGAGTATCTAGGAATCCAAATGATCGAGCCGCTTCCTCTCAAGACCCGATTGCACGACGGCTTCTTGTTGCCCATCGAGTATTTAGACAAATCCAACGTCCATCTTCTCTCAAAATCGGTTTGCGAAGACCTAGAATTGTTGCAATCGAGAGACGCGTCTGGTTCCGAATCGGTATATCAGAACTTATGCGACGCCTCCAATGCTTTTTCCAACCTTGTATTACACGATATTCACCGTCAATATACCAGCAACGTCGACTATTTAAAAAACACGCAAGATGTCATTGACCGTATCCCGGAGTACATGGAGTCGCAAAAAGACGTGCCTCCTGTCGACCCTAACCGGTTCCAAGAGATTTGGTCAGAAATCAAAGAAGACGCGCATTTTCTCGAGAGACATTCCTACATGGAATGGTCGGTCCTTGAACACCTCAACCATTCCACCGTCTTTCTCCAAGTCTATTCTCTCATGAACATCATTTCTCCCCTGTTCAGTCTCTTGATGCCCTTCTTCTTTCTCCTCTTTCCCTTCCTCATTCTCCAGCTAAAGGGCGTAGAAATATCCTTCTCTCAATACGCGGAAACTCTGAAAGAAATCGCCAAATCCCATTTCATCGGGAAAGCCATGTCGCTCGAGAATTTCAGCGTCGAGACGATGCTCTATTTTCTCTTCACCGCCGGCCTCTATTTCCTGCAAACTTATCAAAACGTGCATGCGTGTATCCGCTACTATGATACCGTTCGCCGCATGAATGAGAATTTGTGTGATTTGAATACGTATTTGCATGCCACCATAAAACACATGAGCGGGTTTGTCGAGATGCACTACGAACTCCCCCATTACGCCGAATTCTGCCAAGACGTCCATTCCCATCGTCTCGTCCTGGAAGAAATGGCCATGAAAATAGGCCCCCTCTCTCGTTTCTGTTGCTACGATTGGACGAAATGGACCAGTCTAGGAAAAATGCTAAACGTGTATTACGAGCTCCACTCTTCGATTGATTACGAAGAGAGTTTGCGTTATTCGGTAGGATTTGAAGGATACTTGGGTGTATTGATCCGGTTGAGCGACGCCTACGAGTCGGGCCGGGTCGGGAAATGCGACTTTTTGGAGGAAGGTGAAGACACCGTCTTTGTCAACCAAAGCTATTTTGCGCATGGGAAAGACGGCGTGAAAAACACGTGCAATTTAGACAAGAATCTCTTGATTACGGGTATCAATGCTTCGGGAAAAACGACGCTGCTGAAAACGGCGGCCATCAATGTCATTTTGTCCCAGCAATTCGGGTTCGGGTTCTACGAGACGGCCCATCTCGTTCCCTACCAACACGTGCATTCCTACATTAATATCCCGGATACGTCCGGTCGAGATAGTTTGTTCCAAGCGGAATCGCGGAGATGCAAAGAGATCTTGGACAAGATCAAGGACACGCCGACGGAGAGACACTTTTGCATCTTTGACGAACTGTATTCGGGCACGAACCCGAGAGAAGCGGCGAAATCGGCCTATTCCTTGTTGCGGTATTTGTCAAAGAAGGAGTGTGTACGATTCATGTTGACGACGCATTATGTCTCGGTATGCAAGAGATTCGTGCAAGACGTAAAAGAAGAAGACGCAGAAGACGCAGAAGAAGAGGTATCCACGGTGGCGAATTACCAGATGGATGTAAAAGTCGAAGAATCGGGCGAGTTCCGGTACACCTATTTATTGCATCCTGGCATATGTACCTTGGAAGGAGGGTTTTCCATTTTGAAAAACATGGATTACCCCGAGGAAATCCTGGAGACCATCCACCAGTCGGATGAATAATGGTCGGAATCCGCAAAAGAAAAGACATATCATTCTCGATTTATTTCATTTCCTTATAATCAAATAAATCGTCTATCTAACTGCCTAACTATCTACCTCAAAAAATGCGGAGTCAAGTGTTTTTGCATACTAAAATAGTTAAACTCTTCGGACAGAATCGCCTCCTCGCCAAAAAGCGCCGTCAATGTCGCATCCGGTACAATGACACTCTTCTTGTTCGGATCTTGTAGACCCTTGTCTTCGATATAACGCGAGAGAAACGCGCTCGTCTCCGTTCGCGAGATCTTGGACCCACGAGGTTTCCCCATGAAATCACACAATGCATCACTCACTTTCGAGGGACAAGCAAACCCACGCGGATTTTTCTTGGAATGCACGATATCCTTCTCTTGTTGCTTCAAGAACTTTTTCGAGTACCGTGTCAACAGCTGGTTCACTGTTTTGATTTCCGCGTTTGTATCCGCCACCATTCTCTTTTGTTTCTCCAAATCGCCCTGAAGCGTATTCATCTTGCGAATCACCTTCACCAATGTAGAAGGCAATTTCGACAATTCTTCCTCTGAAAATCCAGTCGTCGGTTCGACTTCTACTACCGGCGTTTCGGAACTTCGGATCTCAAACAATTTCTGGATCGCCTGGCTAGGCGGGTTCCAAAACTCTCTCGTACTAGCACTAGTTGCAATTGGACTCTGTTCGCGTTCTACTTCTACACTACTCATTGTCGAATTATATTCACAATACGACAATTATGGTTTATATTGTTTTTTCCTGTAATTACATATCCTATTCCCATGAGGATTATGGGTTTGCAACGGCCACTTTACTTGCGCGCTTCTTAGTAACGGGAACAAACCCGTCATTTTCTTTCGGCTTGGAAGTGGTCTTGTATTGGCGCGGCTCATACGCCATCGCCTTCTCCTGGTTCAGACGGCGTGTTTCGCACATCAAATCGCCGCCCTTAGGGCCCGTCACATTCACCGCATGTAAATCGTGGTCGCCACGCTCGGGCTTGACCAGCTCCACCTCGACGTATTCTCCCTGAACCAAATAGCGGTATTGCGTATCCGGCACATGGACCGAAGAGAAATGGACGAAAATATCGCGGTCCTTGTTCTCTCCTTCCAACACCGTGATGAACCCGAAACCAGACTTGTTGTTGAACCACTTTACTTTTCCAATGACACGACTCATCTTATAGACCACTATACTACGGGGTATTTATATGGTTTTCTTGGCCAAATGCATAATCCGTTTCGAACCACGCGAGAGAATACAGTCTTTGCCAATACAAGCGCAAGTCGAGAGGCGCAGAGTCGGGGATCTCCCCCTTTTGATCGAGCAGCCACAAATTGGTGGGATGCAACCGATGGTTCAGGGGCAGAGGATGTGGTTTGTGGGAGACTGGCCCCCATATATCAAACGTGCCTTGGAAAAGACCCCACGCGATATAAACGGCGGAAATCAAATCGTCCCGCCGGGAATATTCCGCCCCATGGTGCACATGAATGCTTGCATATTTAGGCGTTCCTACTATATGCGTCTTTTCCGGTCCCGGATAAGAGGCTTCGGAAGTGGCCATCCCGAAATCAATCAAGACCAATTCATTCCCGCGAATCATCCAATTATCCGGCTTGATGTCGCGATGCAGAATCGAGAGATCGTGGACATGTTCCAATATTTGCACGGCCGATCGCAGGAATTTCGAATAAAACGCCGCTTCTCTCAACATGGAAGAGAGAGGTGTGTCGTAAAAGGGAATGACCAAGTAGGTGAAATGGTCCGATTTCCCGTAAAAGAGAACCGGCGGAATGTTTCTGCACGATTTCGAATAAAGATAATTGAGGATGCTCGTTTCATGTTTCAAGACGCGTATTTCGGAATCGACGGGTTCTAGCTTGATTGCGACGGCATCGCCCGTTTTCCGGTGAATTCCTTTCAATACTTGTCCGAATTTTCCTTGACCGATGATGGATTCCGTCAAGAGATAGTTCCCCAGCCTCATTTTTTTAGACCTATATACTAATATGATCAAACAATACTTGTATATCTTTTTATTATTAGCAATCATTACGGTGTCTTTTTATATTACGTATAACGCCATCTTATGTTCGACCATCATCGAGGAGGGAATGACGGAACAGGATTTGGCGTATACGACGTGGGATTTGAACGAGATCAAAAAAATCAACTGCGACAAAGGATTTACCATATCGGCCGGCAACCTAGAAACTTGGTTGAAATATGTCGTGTTATCCCTGAGTGGCCAAGTCGAAACCTATTTGCCCGCCGATGGAGGAGGATACACGTCTCTCGGCTGCTACGCGGATAATGCTGCTCGAATGGTTCCCAATTATCGCGGGGACGTAAAAACCAACCAGGAGTGTTATAACATTGCCCGATCCACCAACCCTCCTTCCAATGTATTTGCCGTTCAATATGCCGGCCAGTGTTTTACGGGACCAAGTGTGGCCTCTGCCGTACAACTTGGCAAAGCATCCAATGGATGTAACCGAAGTACGGCAGTTCAGGGAACCCCGTTTGGGAGAAACCCTTTTGGCGGCTTTGGAGGAAGCTTTGGGATGAGTGCTTGGCTAAGGAACGTTGGGCCTCCTCCGTGGGGACCAATTAACCCAGGAGGCGACGTATATTCCCAAATGGTCTATAAGATGAATGTCCTTACCAAGATTAAAAATTACGGGGAGATTTTGGATGACCTCCGAGCAAGAGGACAATCCAACGGAGACCAGATATTAAAAAACAATAAGGTCGATCTACAATTAGCGACAATCGAAAATTTTCAAGAAGGGCTAGGGGGAGGGTCGCGATATAAAGGTAAACCCTCTAACAAACCTGTTAACAAACCTGTTAAAAAACCTGCTCCTCCCAAACCTGCCGCCATCACATCTGGCTTCGGATTTGCCTTTCCCACTATCACATCTTCCATAAAACCGAAAAACATTCCTCCCCCACCTACATGTGCCGATCCTACCAACATTGGTTCCAAACTGTTTGATTGTAAGCAATTTGAAAACATTTGTGAAAAAATTGAGAAAAACGTTCCCGGCATAAAAGTCATTCCAATGAATGCAGGCAACAAGTTAGTGAACACCGTTTCCGAGTTGGTTATTCCTTCTTA